TTTTGTTTGGTTTGTCCTGATATCGCGCATCACCTGATATCGACATGCGCTTGTAGTGATAGCCGGACATGAAACCCTTCACAATCACGGGACACCCTTCACGGGAAACCACAATTGCAGGCTGTCCATCAATCATGATATTCAGAAAATAGCGCACAGCATTAATACGTACATCAGGATCATTGGTCGTAGCAGCATTCGTTGGAATACCAAGGGAATTAAGTTCACCAATGCAGGATAATTCCTCCATGATCTCATCACCCCTTGCACCCGCCGGATCACCTTCTGATCCGCCCACCTTGCAATATGGAAAATCAATTGCCAGTTGTGGAATGACCACATTCTTCGCAAATGTCTTTATGCCAATATCTTCTGCCACATATTCCCTGAGCACCCGCACCTGTCCCCTTGCAGTAATCTGTACCACCACACATGCCGGTGTAAGCCCAAAATCCCATCCCAGATAGAGTGGTTCACCCTGAATTGCCTCCAGCCTCTGCACTGAATGCAGGTCATAGTTAAATTCGGGATAGACACGTTTTCCTGATTCAACAAGGCCGTACTTGCCACCGCAATATACCTTGATGAATCCTTCGGACTGTTTTTCGGCAAGCTTTGGGTAATAGTCTGCCGAGAGATGGCAAGCATTATCAGCATCAGCATTCTGTATGTAGTTTCCTTCCGTATCCTTCACAAAATTTCCCAGTCCATCCTCAATGAGGCCGGATGGCTGATGGAAAACATGATAGCTTGGCGTTACATTGATCTCGAAATCCCTGAATATCCAGTGGTCTTCATCAGGTGGGTTTGTATCAGCAATAATTCCACTCCAGTAAGGTTCTGAACAAAAACTCCTGCTTGGATATCGTCCATTAACACGACCTTTAAAGTGGGATAATACATTCTGGGGAAGTTCAGAGAGCTCATTGAGATAGGCGCCAGTCAGTTCCAAAGACTTGATCTTGCGCACATCCTCAGGTCTATCAAGCGCTATGAAGATGATATCAAGCTCAACAACCCCATCGCCATCATTGAAGACATGCTCATAGGTCAGGAGTGGTTTCTGGCGCTTTTTCACATCTCCAAGGTCACCAAACCATGTAAGCCATGTCTGGAGCGTTGTGGAGACTAATTCTCCGCTTGTGTTGCGTACGATTGCCCATCTTGAGCGTCGTCGTCCATTGTGCCAATTTGGCATACGACAAGCGGATTCGACGATCCGCTGGATGCACATTGTTGATTTGCCACTACCGTACGGACCGATAACAAGATCAACAAAGCCAGTGCTAGTGTGAAAAAGTTTGCCAGTAGGAGAAGGTATATAGATTTTGTCCTGAGTGCCTGCATGAATGATCGTCCTTGATTCCTCAAAAGTAATATGCCGCTGGGTACGCCTGTTCCAGGAGTCAATGAAATCCGCGGCAACCTTCACTGCTTCCCTTGTCCTGTCACGGGAATTAAATTCCCTTTGCATGTTCCATGACCTTTTTCTTCCGTGGTTCCCGTATGTGTTCCTCGGTCGTGATGCGCAATCCACACTGCCGGCACTGACGCCGCCTTATGGTTATCCTTGCATCAGACAATGATTTTATGACACGTGTTTCCGTACACCTGCATCCCGGACAATCCATTGTGCTGCCCCAACTTTGTCAACCTTATCCCTGAACTTTGTCAACCTTTTGGGTCAACATTGTCAACCTTATTCCCCGCAGGACATCTTCATTGCAGGGTCATTCACAGGTACTTCCTTTCCATTTGGGGAAGCCTTGGTGGGATAGGCAGACTTCGGTGCCCGCACAAATTTCTGATCATACCTGATGCCATTCAGTCCAGGTGCCAGTTCAAGTCCACACGCACGATCCTTTTCTTCCTTCATCTCAAACTCCCTATTTTCGGACTCCACGAAGAGTCCTCACAAAATTTGCTTCCTTCCTGAGTCTTGGACTCGTCGGGAAATCATCCTTGTTCATTTTCTTCACCACCGGACGTCTTACCTTTGCCTGGATAAAACGTACTTCCTTACTCTTCGCTGATTTCATCAAGTCTTTTGCGGACACTTTCAAATCCTCCCTTCTCCATGATGGGTTTCAGATAGTTGAGAACAAGGTCTTCCAGTTGCTTGTGGGCTTCCGATTTTGTCTCAAAATCATCCCTATAGCATTTTTCAAGCAGCCATGTAATGGCACCATAGTTCTTCGGACAAGTCGCAAGTTCCTCAAGCTTCTGCTGCAATACCTCGCTTCGTTTCTGATTGCATGCATGGGCAAGTCTTACATAAATGGTATCAGTCAGTCCGTCCCGGATTTCCTGATTGCCACGCTTCAGCCATGTACGGAGAGTATCATGATGGAGCTTGTTGAGGTGAGCCACATGTCTCATGATGATAACCTTTGGAATGGCATCAACAAGATCAGCTATCATCTTTTCATCAAGACGGGAGGGGGGACCTGAGCGGTTTGGCAAATTCAGCGGTGGAAAATCTTCAGACATGACATGCAATTCCTTTTGCAATAATTGAACCGATTATGAACGATAAGGCAGCTTTCCTTCAACTATAATTCATCTGTTTTCACAATATCTGCAATCTTTCTTGCCCGTTCCCCCACCTGATCCGCCCATCTGCTATCCAGTATTTCCTTGGCTGCACGTTCATAATCCGCAGCTTCCAGTGCAACAATTGCTTTCCTGAAATTGAGAAATCCCTGGATTCCAACGTTGAAACACATGTCAATGAGTGCTATCTGCCGGTTTTCAGAGAGTCCATGGAAAAAAGGCAGGAAATAGTTGAGCTTGTCAGCAAAATACTGGATATCATCATCAAGAAGATAATATGCCTCATGCGAGGATATTCCACGATCAGAGAGATTCCTGCCAATCCCAATGGTAAGATGACCTGTCATATCAGTATAGGGAAATTGCCTGTATGACTCATGCAGCGTCAGGAGGGATTTCAATTTCTGGCGTGATTCCGGTCTCATTCCTTTGATCTCCATGTCGGTGATTACACCAGACTGTATCACATGGGAAGTCACAGGCAGAACATACATAATAGGATTCACCCTCATTGAGACAATGAACATAGGGCCTCACCTTGCAGCATCTGCTTTTCAACATCATCGAATCTTTTCCATATTTTTCTCAATTATCAACCCTGAATATTATACTTTTTTTGATTAATTATTGTCAGCCAATTTCACAATTACTTTTTTCCCCTTGTGACAATCATGGATAAAATCAATGTGTGGAACATTTCCAATCATTGCAGAATAGGCCATTTCCAGTTTTAATGATGACATGATTGCTTCACCACTCTTCGCAATGATTGAAGCTTCACAGACAACGCCTATAAGTTTTTTCCCTGTATTTCCAGACATAAAATTCCTGTTCACCATGCTTTTTGCATATCCTGATCAATTTTTCTTTATTCATGACATTAGCTTATTTTCAACAAGGTAAATGAGCATGTTAGCCAATACATTCGCGAGATTTTCATCATATATATTTCTTATCAGCTTCCGCTTGATAAAAGCGTCAGGCCCTGTTGTCTCACAGCTATCGCACTCATAATTGACAATAAATGCAGGAACCATCTTCTCCTGCTGGTTATAGAGATAAAATCTGTTGATAACCATGCGATAGCCATTGAATGGTTCATCTTCTTTTATATCCACATGAACAGGTAATAATTGAAGTAGCTCTGCGGCAGTAAAGGCTGAAATACATCGCTCCATGTTTTCGTAAAATATTTTATGCATAGTGGTTATTTCCCACTTGAAATCCTCACGCTGATAAACTGGATAATGCCAGTAAAAAAAACTTTCCTGATTAACGCCAATCTCTTTGAGTTTCTTCCCGGCCTCAAGTGAGCAAACCTGAGCTTCAAGTTTCATCAGGTGCCTCCGGCAATGACATCCCCTGCTCATCCCTGTAATATTTCTCCCATTCAGTCACTGCATAATGAACTTCCTTTGCAAGCTCAAGGGATTTTTCCCGAAAAGTCTTCCAGTCCGATTTTTCATTAAGATCAGACAGTTCAGCTATACCTTCCGCAATTCTTTTCCTGAACCATTCATGTCTTGATATCATTCTCTCGCTTCTCCATCATTTCAATGTATTTATCCCATCCATGGTGTTTGGCAAACATAACGTGATCCATACATGCTTGCATCATCGCACCTGTTGCCTCGCCATTTATGGCGGTATTCATGTGTTTGGTTAACGCTTCAGCATCCTTGTTATTTTCAACCACTAAACCAAATAAATTTTTAAAGACGTGAAACTTTGGATCAGCGTCGGGATGGGCATCAAACCACTCAAGACCTGCAATAACCATCTTGCAACAGCCCTCTTCATAGCTACCACCAAAACCTGATATTTCATTGCATTTTTCAGTGTATTTGTATTTATTCATTTTTTTAGCCAATAATTCATAGGCCTATTGTTACCATCTATTCGCCCTCCGCCAGTGATTATGCAATAGCTATCGTCGGCCATTAACCTGTAAGATATTTCTTCAAACCTGACCAGTATTCCTTCTCGCATGACACACAGTTATATCTGAATATGGGTCTTCCATTGGCAAAATGAATGAGGGAAGGAATTACCCTCTCCACTTCCCTTTTGCAGGTTTCACATTCAGACAGGTGCCCATTATTCATGAAGTTTCATTTGCAGTTACAGCTATTACTCATCATTCCCATGATAACCAAGCCCGCCATTACAGCTATGAAGGCAGGCAGGAATCCAACAAATATGCTTAATATGAGACCAAAAATCATCATTATAAAAATTTCCATCATCTTCTCCCCTGTATAGTTTAATAGTTCGATATCATGATATCATAGGATATTCAGGATTACCAGCTGTAATAAATAAAAAAACCGATAGCAATTAACTTATCGGACTTTATTTATTTATCAAGTCGTTTTCCAGGAGGTAAAGAAGAATATCGGCATAGCCATCAACCAGTGTTTTACCCTTGCAGAATAATTTGCCAAGTAATTTATCATTCCACTCCTCTGGCCATCCAGCCCCATAACCACCATCTTTTTTACGATAAACCACAAAACCCTCTGGTAATTTTTTTTCAATTTCAGAGACAAGAAAGGCTGAATACAGATCAAATATATCTTGATCAGGCCATGAATTATTAGCAGGTGATAATGATCTGACTTTTCCATTATCCAACAATAAATCCATGTCTATGGAAATTACCAGTGACCCATCAGCCCAGTAAAATAAACTTTCCTGGATAACCTCAAATTCTTTCAGTCTCCTTGACCTATCAAGGGAACATACTTTTGTTTCGATATTCATATTTCAAATCCATAAATCAATTAAATTACATGGCATAAATCATTAGGCATCCCCGTGACTATTCCCCTTTTAAATCCAAGCCGGTCACTTTGCTGATGCCCAGATGATATATACTTATGATCTTACAGCCATAATATTCCCTTAGTGAACTAATTTTAAAAATGGCTTTTTTTCATTGGCTTTTATTGTATGCTCAGCTTGACCATGAAAAGCTCTTAATATCACTAGTGGGTCAAGACCAGTTGTTTTTGCAAGCACAGATAAAGTTCCAGCAGTTAAAATAACAAGGGTTTCCATTACAAAATTTGCATTTCCAGCTTCCCCAAAAATGTTTTTAACATCTAAATCCATTATTATTTTTGCTAGTACATTTGCGTGTTTTTTACAAAATTCATATTGTTCATCAGTCATAATTTCTGGATTATTATTCATATGATATTAGCCCTGATATCGTCTATAATTTTATGTTCCTCGATTTCATACAATTCACTTCCTGAAAACTGCTCAACCAGATGATCAGCCATGGCTTTGCTCAATGTAACAATAATATTTTTATCACTGTTATCAACCCGTCTTTTGATGATATAAACTTTCATGCTGTATGCCTGTGTTCCCTGATCCTGCATTCCCGCAAGTCACCAATACCCAGCTTTATTTCATGCAATACACGATAGATATCAGACAAGACTATATCATTTGGACAAAAAACCTTTTCAGCTATATTCTCAACAAGACCACATAACATCAGTATTCTTGATTCAATGGCACGCTCAGTCATGATAAATTCTTCCTTATCTCTTCAATATAAGTATTGAAATGATTTTGCATTGTATCGATAAATACGCCCTTGTCTTCTTCCTGTAGTGAACGAGCCACATTCCCGATTACCACGTATGTATAACCCAGGATTCCATTCGACAAAACACGTAAAAGTTCCACAGATAACCCGACCTTGTCATTCCATCCATTCAATCTGAGAAAGGCTTCCGTCGTTTCTTTGAGATCCCTGATTATCTCAGCAATTAATTTTTGCTCACTGGTTTCAGGATTGTTAATTGAAAATGTTTCAAACTCTGTCATTTCTAACTCCGGTAAAATCTTTCCTCAACTGAATCAATTACAATGGATGCAAGTCTATATGCGAAAACTCCATTCATGAATCCAAATGCCATGAACATCCATATTGAATTTATGTTTATGAAATAAAACATGGGTATTGTGATTCCAAAATCGATAAGGGAAAAAAGGATGAACTGAAGAAGTGATTTGAGTGCATCACGTCTCCTTCTTTCCAGTATTTCCCTCACCTTCCGAAAATCATCTCTTGTCATGGTTTGTTGCCTGTATTGGGAGGGAGCAACTGAAACTTGCACCAGCTTGCCATGATGATTGGTCACTGTACCTGCTCCCGAATAAATATTGGCGGACATTAGCCTGTTTCATTGATGAGCTTTGAGAGCTTCAACTTGGCCTTCTCGATTGGCGATACTGATTGGGAATAGCTATCGATCATGATTTCATCAGCCATGGCTGGATCTGCGCCCATTGCTGAAAGCATCTTCGCAAGTTCTGCACGGGCAAGCTCCCCGGTTGAAAATCTCATTATTGCGCCGCCAGTGCATAGATCAATATTTATGCCAAAATGATGATCTTCAGGAGGGCATTCGGAATCATCAAAATGAATGAGACTGATTCTTGCAATACCATTCAAGTCAATTATCCGGTCACCTGTTTCCCGGCGCCTGAATTCACTCCTGAGCAGATAAAGATTTGTACAGATGTTTGGATTCACTGGTATTTTCCTGTAGTTGATTAATTTTCATGCTGCCTTGGGAGTCAGTGCAAGATAATGATTCACCATTTCCCGTGCCTCATCAAACCCGTTTGCAACCTGTGCGTAATACCCTTTTTCGGTGAGGAAGGCAAGCCATTCGGACTGTGCCGGTGACATGCGGCCGCCCTGTGTACGCTTCAGCTCAATATAGAGCCCATGCCAGGGCCCGGAGGGTATGG